AAAGTACAATTGATTAAGGCTTTTCCATAAACTTTTTTGATAAACACCACTTAACCCATCGTATGTAGAACTTTGTGTTAAATCGGTGGATGTAAATTCAAACGCGCCACTAACAGCAGGTTTTATCGCTCTTAATGTGGATACTCCAAATGATGTATAATGGTTTGAATCCGTTACCTCATAGCTTTTATGGGTAATAAACTTACGTTCTTGTGAAAATAATTGGTCTATTCTTTTAAACCCAATACTAATAGTTTCGGAATCACCACCCCTTAATACAATTTTTTTTTCTGCCATTAATCATTACGATTTAAAAATCTAATTTTACTTTTAAAAGAATCTCATTAGCAAACGATTTCAAAATAGGTTGCGATAGTTTTGCAACTGCTAATAATTCATTTGGGTCATTATATAATCCAATTGTAGTAATATATGATTTTGGGTCACTAACAAATGTTGGTTGAGATAATGTGTAAACACCATTTGCCGAAGATGTTACATAAGATGGGTTGTTACTAAAGTTAAACTTACTGTTTCTAACTCTTAAAAAGTAATAAGTAGATTTAACTTCTTCTTCATTTCTGGCTTTAAATGCGTTATTGGTTGAATCAACTGCCGCTGACCTACTAATAGCAGAAAATAACTTAAATGAGTTGTTCCCATTTGCATTTGATGCAGTTGCGGTAGTCATTGATGCGGATACATCTAATGCGGTACCTGATAATACAATTACACCTCGTTGTGGGTAAACACGCCCATAAGTTAAAGTAGTAGAAGGAACACTTACACCAGATGATAATGAACCTGAAACAACATTATAGTATTCTTGTTCAGCGGAATTTAATTGTGCTGTATCATCGGAATCATCTATTAATTTTATTTGCTTACCAGAACCACTCAATGTCAATTCCCAGTTTCCTCTATCTAATTTATCCTTTAATCTACTTCTTTTGAAATTGATAACATAAATTGAGTTTTCTTCACCCACACCTGTGAAATTGAATTTTGTGGTTGATGATGGTAAAAGTGTTTGTTGATATTGTGCATAAATTGCACGAGATGGTGAATCGGCAAATCCAATACCCGCAGCAGTAGAACCAATAGAACCACTACCCAAAGCATGTCCATAGGCTACTGAAAACTGAACTTCTCTTGTTGAATCACTACCAACTTTATCGTAAACATCATAATAATATTGACCCGATGAAGCGCTTTGTGCGGATGATGTAAAGAATGTAGCCAATGATGCGGCATTACCGCTAAATAAACCACGTGTTATTCTTTGTGAACTAGATGCGGTATCATCGGTTGTTATTCGTTCAAATGTAAAAAGCGAACTTATTGGGACCACCCCACTTCCCAATTGTATTGTTTTAGTTGCCATCTATTTTATTCCTATTTTTTTATGTATTAAAAACCTCTTACTGTTGTAGCTTGTGTTGTTGTAGTGGTTACATTAGGTGTAACTGTTACATTGATATCTACTCTACCGCCAGTTGTATTACCAACCACAATTATTTTTGTAGATTGGGTTATTTCGGGAACTAACCCGGTTGTAGCCTCAAATTCAAAAGTGTTAGCATTGATTACATTGATTGTTCCCAATCTATCATCCAAAAGAGTTACAGTATATTGTTGTGTAGTATCACTAATTTTAAATATAACAGAACCAGCGCCCGTAGGTAACACACTTCGTTGCGGAACACTAATACTTGCAGGAGTAACAGAGAAAATTGGAACTGATGTTGTGTTTTTAGGTAAGGTTAATAATTTATACCTTAAAGCAAAATTTTCATCGGTAATAGCCTCTAAAACAGGCATATTTTCAATTATTTCACCATAATAATCTGAACCTAATGAGTGTGCTGTGTTCCAAAGTGTGTAATCCACCTCATCATCACCCAAAGCAAATTGAGTAATTTCAAAGTTACCACGACCTGATGCTAAATACTCTCTGCCTTTTTTGGTTAAAATAGCATCAACTGTAACAGATGTATTATCTAAATATCCCATATAATTTCCTAATTTTGTTTCTTATAAATATAGATTTTTAAAATTAAATTTTAAACCCGTAATCGTCCCGACGAAGCTGCCCCACTTCCAATTCGAGGAGATGTTGTTGGTGTTGATACTATTGTATCTTGAACGGATACATTTTGAGGTGCGACTCTTAATACAAATGGGTCTGCTACAAATGTTTCAACGCTTGGTAAACCATCAATTGATGTAACACCACTATTACAACCATTAAATCTCAAATTTGCTAAACTTAATGGTAATTCATCGGTTTGTGTTGCTACAGGTGTTAATGATGATGAATAGAATTTACCCAATGAAGCAGAGAGAGATGATGAATAAAAATAATTAACTATGCTGGCATATGGTGAGAGTCTTTGACCCATAATAGAACTCGTTGGATTGTATTGCCATTGCGGGTTACTAACATTTGTGTATAACCCCGTACTCCCACTTAAAATTGGGTAGGTATATTTGTAAATTGAACTCTCATGATAATCTTTTGTATCCACTGTAGCCAAGTAATCATTTTTTGTGGCCGTTACACTTTCGGGTAACATAGATATTGTAGTTAAATAATCCACTCTACTATAAGACCATTTATCACCCCGCTTGTATTTGTTTCTTTCCAAAATATGCGGTTCTAACAATACACCACCAACATACTCACTTCTCGCAGGTATTAATTGTTTTACTTGTTGGAATATGCTATGGTCATACAATGATAACATATCCAATAAAAGTCCAATCGCAGTTCCACGCTTTTGAGCAGAACCAGAGGGGGCTGTTAAATTAACATACTTTTGAAAATATACATTTGCCCTATATCTTAATTTAGAATAATCTTCATTGAATCTATCGTCCGGGTCGCCAATTAAATCATCAACTTCAAAGTATCCTTCTGAATTGTATATATCATTATTTACAACATCCGTTGGTGAGAAATACAATCCAACTAAATTTGAATCGGTTTGGGTATAATCATATTGAGATACTTCAGCGGTTTTTTCAACATCCAATGAACCACTTAAAACTGAAGATTCTATTCTTACTTTATTGTTATTTAGGTTTAACGCGCCCACCGATGGAACTCTTATAAATTGAGTATCCACTTCACCAACCAAATCGGCCGATGTGTGGTTTGGTAATGATGCGGTTAATGGTGCTCCACCCAATGTGGTTTTGAAAAATTGGTTTGGGTGAGATGATGAAATAGCTGTTGATATGGTATTAAACCCACTATCAGGAAATATTCTATAAACCAAATCGGTATATGATGATATACTATTTAAATCAGTTGTGTTATCATCCGAAAAATACGCTTCAGTATTCAATGCGTGCTCTTTGAATATTTCTTCAGAAAGGGATGATGAATAATATCTAATCTCTTGAATTGATGCAGTTGATGAATAGTTACCAACACCATCACCAACAATGAATTGAGTTGAACTACCAAGTATACTATTTGGTGCGGAACTTTGAGCGGATAATGAAGATAGGATATTTCCAAAATCATCTTTGAATGCCGCTCTAATTGTGGTTGAACTACCAGATATAATACCAAACGCACCATCTCTTGCTACTAAGTAGCTCATATAAGATGAACTCATAACTGTTGTAGAACCTGTCTTTGCCAATATCCTAGCTTGTCCGCCTGAATAATTCCATTCAAAGTTTAAATCAGTTCCACCCCCCGTTAATCTACCAATAGTAAAATCACCCAATGGCATTTTACCAATTACCTCAATGGTGTTTGGCCTACTACCATTAATAGTTCCAAAAGGGTTTCTTATTGGTTTAGAATCCGTTGTTTCTACTTTATAGATAAATCTTTCATCTTCGTATTTGTTTGGTGAATCAACGATTGTAGGCCCGCCGTATTCTCTTATTTTTAAAAATGTTTCAGGTATACCATAACAAGCCAAAAGGGCTTTGATTGAACGAGGCGTACCTTTTGATTTATAGATATATGGTAAGTTGTTCAATACCCTACGCCAAACTTCGGCTCGTATTTTTTCTTTTGATTTAGTTTCTAATCCACCAGTTGTTACTGACCTGTTTCCCAATGAATCAGTTCCTAAAACATACTCCCAAAGGTTTGATTCACCCCAACCATTGGATAAATTCCACCCCATTGATTTTGCTACATCGTACAACAAATCATCCGACATACCATCTTCAGGATGCTCTTCTCTTTTATTTACATCTGTCAGCCCTTTTGTATAAGTCCACAAAATATCAAAATGATGTCCTATCATATTAATGAATAATATGTAATCTTCATTAAGCGGGTCTTCTCTTAAAGCAAATGGGATTAGGTTAATTAAAGCTGATTGGTTTTGTGCATCATAAAGTGATGCCGAACTATAGACACCTTCATACCAACTTTCGGCTTGAGAGCTTGTTGTTGCATAAAATACTGTTGGATATGATGATATTTTTGGATATGGTACAATTGGATTATCAGTTGTTGAGTAATGGGTATATAAAGAACCTGTTACTTTGTTATACATCCATTGTTCAAAACCATCAAACCCACCAATTAAGGTGTCTCTTCGTGTGATTGATTGTGATATGTTTGTAAGAGCGTGCGAACCTGAAACCTGTTGTAGGGTTGCTATTCTACTATTATACCCCTCAATTGTTTGTAATTTACTAAAGAAATTATCAACTCTTTCAGTTGCGGATGAATAGTGAACAAAGTTACTAAAATCAGAATAATCAATGTTTAATTTTATATTTCCAAACGAACCGCTAAAATATTTATCTATAATTTGCTGAGAGGTAGATAGGTTTGCATCTAACAAATCGTTCCATGCTTTAAAATCAGTACCATCTGATTTACCATACTTATCCAACTCAATATTAAAATTCGGCTCTAAAAGTTGTTTTGATGTAATCTCATCTAACTGATTATACGATACTATTTTTTCTATATACGATTTTTGCAATCTACCATCAATTGATAAACTTTGCCCAACAGTCACACCACCATCTAAAGGTGATACTAATTTTATGTATAAATCAGTAATATCTACTAATGAACCATTAAGTTGATTTTGTAATCTAACATTTGTAAAGTTTACACCACTTATGGGTGTGGTTGATGTAGTATCAGTTTGCGCTGGTATATATACACCCGTTCTAGTGTTGGGTGGTTGTGTACCACCATTCCATAAATAAAATGGTGCTTCTAAAAGATATGATGGAAATGCTGATGTATAACCAATTGTAAAATCGGTTTCAGTATATTTTTCTTGAACCCATTGTGGTTGGTTATTTTCATTCAGTTCTAATTTAAAGAAAGCCAGTCTTCCTGTAGTAGTGGTTTGGTTACTTGTAAAAAATTCTCTGAATAAAACACCTCTATTTGATTCTGGAAAGTTTGTAGGTTTCCATATCGTAGATTGATTATTATAATTGCCTGTTGGTAATGAAATTGGTGTAATTCCCTCACCAACAAAATTTATATAAGATATATCGGAAATAGTATCATTCCCAAAATTTAATAAAAACTCAGGCTTATTATCTACAAATAAAGAACTGGTGTTAAAATTAAACTCTTGAATACTTTTAATTAATTGTAAATTAAAATTATTTGGATTCTCGATTCGTACTTCAGTTCTATCCGAAGATATTTCCGATATTGTTAAGTCGTACCTCGTAGGTGATTCAATTTCAGTAGAGCCTGCAAAATTATATATAGGATTATATACCATTGTATATATCCCACTATCATAACCAAGTTGTCTTAAATCACTTTCAGGAGAAAATCCAAATTTTGTTTTTTGGTTTTGAATGAAAATTCTTTTATACGATGATTTTACTAAATTATTTTCAGAATCGTATATGTGTAATTCTAATAACGCAGGTCTAGATTTTATGGATATATCAGAATTTGATAGAGAGCCTGACTGAAATGTGTATCTATCTAATTCGGTAAAGGTTTCTCCATACACAGGCTCTGTGCTTAGTACATCGGTTATATTTGTAAATCTATCTAATGACATACTATTTTATATTACGAACCTATTAACATCGTTACTGTAACCGATTATGGTTGGTGCTTCAATTTCTAACTCAGTTATTTCGGCACTCTGATTTATATAAAAAGATTGCGATGTAAATAATTTTACATTTTTTTCCAACGCAATTACACCATAAGTATCAGTTGAATTAACAATCTCATACGATAGTATTCTTCCCTGTCTATTTCTTTTTATTTCTCTTTCCATTATCTAATCACCTTAAAGTAATATTCATTATCGTAATATTTTTCAAGCCCATCAGAATCAACTCTGAATACAAATCTATAATACCTTTCAGGTTGTAGTGTATTAAACCACATATCAAAATAGTTTCCATTTGAATCACATTCTATCTTTGTATAAGTAGTGTTAAATGGTATAATTTCTAAATTAGTTTCAACATCTCTAACCGACCAATATGATGATGTAGGTAAGTATTTAATGGTTGATAACGCCCCACTATTACTAAATGTTCTTTGCGGATATCGTTCCCTACCATACACTCTAACTCTATCCTTTGAATTTTGTTTGTATTCCGATTTAAGATTTTTGGTGTATATCAAAATATTTTCAACCGTTAGAGCTGATAACGAACCTGTCTGAAATTGCGAATCATCCCATCTAACTTCAAAAGTTGGTACATAAATCGTATGAGTTTCTGTTGAAAAGTATTTTGAAACTCCAAATTTAACCGAAGATGTTTCATCGGTATTAGACCTTTTAATGATAAATCCGTTATTTGTTCTATTACCACTAAAGATATCATTTACATATTGAGTTACTTCAATGTTTATATCAGAAACATTTCTACTGAAAGATTGTGAGTAGGATACACCACTAACAGATGATGTGAACCAAGTTCCACCACCCTGATTAACTGCCCAATATGAGCCTGAGTTTATAGGTGATGCTACACTCCAACTTACATTTGTACTTCTATAAACCCAATTTGAATCATTTTCATTATGAGGTGTATCGGGCAAAGAACCCAATCCTTCATTCCAACTTTGCGATATTGGGTAAACATAAAGGTTGTATTCGGATGGAATTTCTCTTTCATCCGATGAAATAAGATTTAAATAGTATTTTACACTTCCTGATATTACTCCACTTGCAACCGATTGAGATATAGCAGATAAATCAAACTGAATTAATATTCTACTATTACCAATCAATGTGGTATCATCGGTATCAAAAAACTTACCTACCTCCAATACTTCATCTTTTCCAACATTTTGAAATTTTCTTGTTGAATCTTCATATATGGTAGTATCTTTTTGAGGATATATTCTATAAATCATTTATTTCTCCTAAAATAACGGAACAACCCTGCCTCTAATATCTAAATCAGGAAACTTAACCTCAAAAATAGATGGGTCTTTTGCTGGGTATATGATACCATTTCGTGTTGCTTTTTTTATATCATAAACATTTGATGAGTATATACCATTATACTTATTAACTATTTGTAATCCACCCTTACCATTTAAATCGGGTCTAACAACAGTCTGAACACCATCTATTCTATCTAATAAAACATATATATCCGATAATAATATAGGTCTATTTATTTGGCTGTTTTGTTTATTGAAATATGTTTTTAATTCATTTATACATTTTAATAAAACTTCGTTTGAATTATAGTTTGGTAATACAACTATTTCAAAATCAATACCAATGTTTATAATATACGCATCTTTGATGTACACCGCATCGGTCAACATTCTATAATATGAAATGTAATTTTTAAGATTTTGTTTGGTTGCCGAATTTAATTGTGATATATTTCCACTACCATCATACCCAAGAACATATAAATTTATTGCGAGTGGATTTGGAACTTGGAGAGTTTCAGCCGATGAAGATTTTATTTGATAATCAGGCGCCACATATGCTTTTGCTACTGCACCAAATTGTGGTGGCATTGCGTACGCCCTTACAACATAATCTTCAGCAGTAACAGTTCGGTTTTGTGCTGCAAAAAATGCCATAGCACTATTTCTGATATCATCAACCTCTTCGTTTGATTTACCACCCGATGCGGCCTCTTCATTCGTAACTGCAACAGAATTTCTGACTGTATTTAATTGTTGGGTATTAGACGGGGTTGTTTGATTTTCAAATTCTATATTTGTAATTTGAGTTAAGTCTTTAGATATTACATTATCAATCACACCCTGCCCAACTCTATAGGTTACAGTTAAGGTTGTATTTGCAGGCGCTACCCCATATGTTTTTGTATATAAAAAGTTTGAAGGGTCTATTGTTTGTGATAAATCACCTGTTGCTTTGTATAAATTAGAACCAACATTGTCTGGGTTGGGTAGTATCTCTTCATCAGCATTTGATGATACACCTGCTCCAAATTGAATTGTTATAGAACCATCTTCATCAGTTCGTGTAATATATCTTTTAGGAACTTTTTTTAATCTTAAAAGGTATGGTGTTTCCGAACCATATTGATTTAAGTTAAGTGTATAATCGGATGTATTTTGGATTTGTTCAAAAACAGTATCTTGTGCTAAATAATCTACCTTTGTCCAAACATCTCCATCGGAATCAACTATTTTTACAACATCAATAATACCAACATCCTCAATCTTAATTTTATTGTATGGTGTTGGTGAACCAAATATAAATTCAGATGTTTTATCTTCACCACTAACCACAGGAACGCTCTTTTTGAAAAGATAATAAACAGGTTCATCGGTATTTTCGTTTATTTGATATACTGATATTTCGGTGGGGTCAAAAGATGATGAATATGCAAAATCAACTTTTCTAGTTGTAGAAAATACCACATTTGGGTTTTGTGTTGATGATACCTGCATACCCTCTTTAATTTTTAGAGTGTAATCCAAGTCGGGTCTAACATTATTGCCGGAGCCAATAGCAGGGACTAATTGATATACTATTAAATTAGTTGTAGCCGGTGAGTATAATTTTGGGTTATATCCAAGCGATTGTGCTAACTGAAATAAGTTTGAATTTTCTTTTACTTGAGTAATAATTGATTCTCTTAACTGAGTATCCGTATAATAGGATAGAACATCCCCAACATACGATGCCATTTCTATAAACATCATTCCAGGAGATGATTCGTTAAAATCATTATAGGTATTTGGGTAATATTGTTTAGCAAAATCTACAAGATTTTTTCTGAAGCCAGAAAAATCTCTGCCAATTAAACTAACGTCTTTTTTTTCATCATTTAACATTTACTACTCCTAAACTATTGATAATCCACCCTGATTATCAACTTCTAAAATTATTGTTTGGTTAGCACCTTGAGATGTAACTCTAAAATTTATTTTTATACTAACTTTATTAAAATCCGGCTCCGAATTGACTTCTATCGCATTTAATAAAATATAAGGTAGCCAAAAACTAATATCGTTTGTAAGGGATTCTTCCAATAAAGAATCTAACTCCGATTGAATATTTTCAAATAGTAATGAATAAATATCCGAACCAAAAAGTGGTTGAAAAGGCCTTTCACCTTTTGTTGTTAATAATAGGTTTTTAAGATTAGATATAGCCTGTTGTTCGGTTGTGTAACTTGATTTAAACATAGGACTACCACCCAATGGCAGCATTACACCAACCGCTTTATTTGGTTTTAAATCAATTGGATTAATCCTATATTGTAATCTCTGAGCCATTCATTACCTTTTCTTTTTATTATTCATTACCTGCATTAACGCAGAATAATCTTTTGTAAGTGCATCTACAACTGCCGCACCTGCATCAGTTTTTGCTAAAGTTTCCATCGGTATTGCTCTGCCCTCTGAATCTTGAACAACGGATTCTTCCATCATTCCCATTCCCTTCATAGAACCAAATGATTGTGCCATATCAGATGTAAAAGACCTTCCACTATTTATATCTCTCCACTCACCGCTTTGATAAGTTTCATTAAGTATAGAAGATATTGGCGAACTATTGTTAAATAGTTTTTTTTGAGTCTGTGGTTTCTTTGTTTCAAATAAGTGTTCTACATCCAATGGGTCTTTTTCCATCAGTTTTGTAGATTGCTTTATTGGTTGTTGTTTTAGTTCTTTAATAATAGATTCTTTTAAAAACTTCTTTTCTTCAGCGAATTTTCTTTTAACCTCGCTTTCAACCAACAGTTTAATAGCCTGAATTAGTTTTTTTGTATCCATAGTAATAAATATAATGTTTTGTAATAATTAACCAATACCATTTTTAAGCTTTGATAGTATTGTAGCTAGTTGTGGATGTGGTCCGGTTGGCCCAACCGCAGTTGGAAATGTTCCCTGTGCTAAAGTTTCTATAGCAGAAATAATTAAATTAATTGTAGTTGTATATTGTGATGTAGATATCGCTACATCCTTTTTTGATGATAGGATAATATTATCAGATTTACTATTAAATATTAACCTATCTGAGTTAATAATAACTTGTGGTTTATTAAATTGTGATATGTTAGGTATAGATACCCTATTTGCGGTTTTTAAAGATACCCGCTGTTTTGTAGTCATCCAAATAGATGAATCATCATCATTTACATTTTCAACTACAAATTTATCGTATCCCTTTTTATTAGTATCGTTTTGAGTATTTCTTATAATTGTTATTGGTGCGCCAGAATCAGATGCGTTCCAAGTTGGTAATTTCTGAGCATCGGTTTGTTTGGGTGTATAACCAAATCTAATAGATTGACCAAACCTACCTTCAAGTATTGTATCGCCAATATAAGGTTGTAATTGTGATAAAGTGTTTACTTCAGAAAACCCTTTACCAAAATTATTGTTTTTATCATTTGTAGATGAAGCATTCGGTATTGGGTTCAAATAAGAACTTACCTCAAATGATTGTGCAGTATTTGTAATTCCTTTTGGAAGGGGGTTGTTATTTAGCGACCTTTGTAAAAAAGTAGGTGAAATATAATAAAAAGAAAATCCGCCACCAAGAGGAGCGGATATAGAACTTAACGCACTAATTAAATAAACTTGCTCCCCAATAGTGGGGATTGATTTAATATACGGATTTAAGGGATACGCAAAATCATTTGATGCACCACCAGTAGAGCGTTTAACCGAAACCCCAATTTTGTAAATATCATTGGGATTACCATCTTTTAAAAATACTTCAGTTACCTCACCAAGCATTATTCATCCTCATCCTGTTTTAGGGATTCCAATTTTTCATCTACATCTCTACTAGCTTCTAACAACTGCTTCTTTTCTTCTTCTGATAATAACAACCCATCATCAGAACCACCCTTATCTAAAAGTTTTTGTGCGATAGCAGCCAACCTTACCAATTGGTCATCATTCTTTACTGATACTTCTAAATATTCCTTAATCAAAGGAACTACTACAGATGCATCATTCAAATTTTTAACCAATGGTTCTAACTGAGCAATTAGTAATTTTATTTGTCGGTCTTTTTTACGGGAATTATCATAAACATCTTTTAATAAAGATGAAAATGTCGTCCCTTTAAATATATCATCATCCTTCGTCATAATACCTCTCTATGTTATGATTTAATTTTAAAATACCCTTTTTAGTATATTCAGTATTTAATTCTACAAATATTACTTTCATTTTTCCTATAACTCTTGTAATATATTGCGTATTTACTCCTGTCCTATCTCTAATAAGTATATAAAGAGCCTTTTTATTGTAAGAGTATAAATCCTTCCGATTACGGAATAGTTCATTAACCGAATCAGCTATTCTTCTATCCCTTTCCTTTACAAAAAGTTTATTTAAATTTGAATCTATATAATCCACAAAGAAATCCATAAAATCTGATTTTTCTTCTACTGCTTCATACTCCGCAACTTCGTTGGGAACATTCCTACCAATATCAACAGCATCCAAATCTTCTTGGATTTTCATTTTTGCGTAATTGGCATTATTCTCATTAAATAAAAAATTTCTTGCAATTACAGTGAAATAAGAAAATGCTTTTCCTTTATCACCCTTAAACTTATGCATCTTTTCATTTAGAAACGCAACCACCGATGCTTTTACATCTTCATACGAATCATCAAAGTAATAGGTTTTATATGTATGTATTACATTTTCTGCTAACTTATCAAACGGATATTGTATAAATCTATTGTAGATACGATTTTTTTTATCAATATCATCCAAATTATTATATACATTTATAGCCATTTCAGTTATAGCTGTAAAATACCTATTGCTCTTCGGTGATTTCGCTTTTCTGCCCATAATATCCGTCTAATTCTTCTATTATACTATACATTTCTCTAAATACATAACCCGTCTCATCATCGGCTTCAAACGAACCAATTCTATCTATGGATTTCATTCTATCCATTGCGTTTTGAATTCTCTCTTGCATTGAATCCAAAAGTGTATCTGCCTGAGTGTATTCTTTTTCTAACTCATCCAAATTTTCTTCAACTGCTTCTAACTTCCGTAATAGATTCCATACAAAGAAACCTAACACTATATCAGTTAAAAACAATATTACTAAAAGCGTTACCATATTAATCCTCCATTATATCTTTAAACGCATCAAACACCATATCAACTTTTGGTTTATCATCCTCTGATTTTTCAGACACAATTTTTTCAAATTTAGATAACCCCGATGGTTTTCCATTTGTACCAATAGTTCCTCTTGTACCTTTTAACTTTTTACCTTCAATTACCCAACGAGTGTATTCATACTTTGATGCCATAAAATCTGCCTGGTGTAGAATATGGGGTAAAAATGTTTTTAATTGGTTTTCAGCCTGAAAAGTTTTATAGTAACTTTCGGTGGATGAATCATACAACCCATCTGTCAGTCGGATAGCAAGATATTCTTCTTCAGTACATTTTACGCCAAAATGATTTAGTAGAAAGAATGTACGGTCTTGAATTTCCATCCAATGTAAATTTGGGTTTGATTTATAAATCTTACCCTGATTCTTTACATGCCATTCCGAATCATTCTTTTTATACCAATCATCTTCAACCGAACCCACCTTACCTAAATCGTGATGTAGTGCTGCAAAGACAACCGATTCTCTTGTAATATCATCAGTAACCATATCCAACTCTTTCCAAAGTTCAAATACCTTTAGAGCATTGCGAGTTACCCTCATTATATGGTCAATATATCCGCCGGGAAAAGCATTATGAAAATGCTCAAAGGATGAGGCGGGTGTATAGATAATCCTTTCTTCAAAATGGTCATACATTTTGTTTAGGGCATCTAATCGTTCACCACTAAATTCTTGACTGATAAATTTTCTGAACTTTTTATAATTTTCCAGTAGTTCTTCTGGAGAGAAAAAATCAAAATACATAATTAAATAATTTTATCAATAATACCCAATTCAAGTGCTTCTGCAGCGGATAAAAATAAATCACTTTGTTGATTTGACTGCCACCACTCTTTTGGTTTATTTGTGAATTCAGCCATCATACTATTACACTCATCTTCCAACCTATCCGCAAATTTGGCGTTTGATTTTACATCGCTTAATTTACCTGCTGCAAAGGTTGATAGTTGGTGAACCATAATCTTTGAATGCTTTGATGCTGCTCTAACCCCAGTACCTGCTGCGAGTAGAAGAGCCGCTGCTGACATTGCGATGCCCCTACAAATGATATTAAATTTCATATCTTTGTTTCCTCTGATATAATCAATAATACCAAGAGTTTCTACAACATCACCTCCGCCCGAATTTAATAGGATGTTGATTGTGGTTGTTTCGGTATTTACTTTTTTTAGTAGCCGTACTTTAGCAATAAATTCAGGCAGTAATCCCATCTGAATTTCATCGCAGATTACAATTACATTATCGGTTAAATCAATACCGTAATCAAACTCCCTAAAAAAATGTTTGTGCGGGTCAGTATCATCACCACTTTCATTTTTGTAATCAAATTTTACATTTGAAGGATTGGTATTATAAAGTTCATCTATCATAAATTATCGTTTAAATTTTATACAATATACAACAAAAAATGTATATTACCAAATATATTTTTAATTATTTTTATCTATATCTATCAGCGCCGGTTTTTGCATAAGTGTGTGTTGGTGTTGGTGTTGGTGTTTTTGATTCTTCACTATATAGATTTAATGCTTCTTCAGTAGTTGGTTCAAATACTACATCAGGTCTTTCTTCTTTAGTTTCTACAACCGGTTCTTTAATTTCTTCTTTAGAATTGATAACTATTTCTTCTTTGATTGGTATTTCTTCAATAGGTTTAATTTCCACTATCTTAACTTCTTTTATAAGTTTATTTAGGGCTATAACCATAGAAATTGCTAATGGGTCAAATACCAATACAATTAATAATGTAAACCAATTTACAATTCTATCCATACCCCACCCAGTTAATTTATCCAAGTATCTTAACGGACCTATTTCAGCAGCTACATCATTGTTTGACTCCTTATCTAATATTTGTAAATCCAAAGAAGTCAACGAATCATTCAATGATTCTATTTTTAAACTTAAAATATCTCTTTGCTGAACCGCCATTTTTAATTCACTACTTAAAACCTTTCGTTGGGAGGCAGCACCCCTTTCAGTCTGAGAGTTATTGGTTGCTAACCCACCTCTTAATGATGATATGGATGTTTCCAATAATTTTTTTTCAGCGTTTAAATCCACCAATTGCTCTTTGAATCTATTTCGTTTTACATCAACAACACTAACCTCTTTATTAAGGATAGTAAACTTATCACTCGTTGTTTGGTATGCCGAAGTCAAAAAACCATATATACCCAAAGATGTAATCATCATTAGAATTACAACCGCTGAAACTAAATACCATTTTAACCACCCAATTACTTTCCAATAGTTATGAAGGTATGACGCAAGAATTATTTTTGCAAATTCTAATGCCCCCGCCATTATAATAACTTCAGTTCTTGCTCCAGCGAAAAGTGAACTAAGACCGAATACGGAATAGTATGCAGCTGAACCAGCAAGTGTAAATGTGGATAATATCATTAAGATTATGAAACCATTTTTTCTCGTAAAAAAATTTTTCATATGTTATTCCATTTTTTTAACTTTATTAACTTCCTCAGTTGTATTTATTATCAAATCTTTTGATATCAAGCTTGATTGTAAACAACAAGTAATAACAAGACAAACTTGAAAATATAAAATAAATATCCAAAAATAGATAATAACCTTAAACAGGTTAATTCTGCCCATACTGATTTAAGTAATTAAGAACCGCTAATTCTTTCATTTTAGCTTCTACTTCAATATCCAAATCGTAACCATAAGTTTCAATTTTGTTTGAAATAAAATCTGAATGTGCTTGAGGGATTTTACCTGGTGCTGATTCTGAATAGTGAACTACGGGTTTGATTCCATCGGGCCAAGTTGTCATTGCTAACTCCAAAGCTTCCTGCTCTGATAAACCACCTGTACAAAATTTGTGGTGGTGGTAATCAAATACAATTGGGATACCAGTTCTTTGGTGGATATACATCAGGTCTTTTACTGAATACATACTTGCCTTATCATCGTTTTCTACCGTCAGCCTGGTTTTAACCGATTCAGGCAACCTTTCAAAGTTCCGACAGAATCTATCCATCGCTGATTCTTTATCCCCATAGACACCATTACAATGGATATTAATGACATTGTAGGGGGTTCTACTCAACCCCATCAGGTCAAAGACCTCCCCATGCAACGATAAATCGGTTATGGTGTTGTTTACCACCTTTTCATTGGGTGAAACGAGTACATTAAAGGGGCCAGGATGAGATGTAATCCTTTGTCCATAGTTGGATACCAATACCCCAGCACCCTTCAGGAGATTGGATATATGAGCAAAATGAGGCATATCTGATAGTGGGTACTCAGATGACCAGGGGAATAGATTGGAGGTGATTCTAAAGAGTTTTATACCCATATTTTCATTCCATTTGATAATCTCTATCAGGTCACGAGTGTTTTGCAACCCAAGCTCCGAAGCCCTGCTAATACCTTCCTTTAAAAAGGTTTTTCTAA